ATCTTCACCGCTTACTCCCCATTGGCTCTAAGGTAATAATTCAATAGCCTTACGTAACTCTCGCAATTCTTTATGGGTATAGACTTTAGTTGTAATATCTCCATGCTTATGACCGAGAATGGCACGAGTAGCAGTAGGTGGTGCACCGTATTTATCTAATAATGTAGCTACAGTATGACGGCAATCATGTGTTGAATGGGAACATTTGATAGCTGTCATTACTGATTTAAATTGCTTACTAAATTGAGCATAAGAAATAGGGAGTATCCTATCTGATGAGCTGTGATACAAAGTTGTAACTATTAGTAGTATTCGACTATGAATAGGAATTAACCGATTACGGCCAGCATCAGTTTTAGATTGGCGAACTATTAAACATTTGGTGCGGAGGTTAATATCGTTCTTACGTAAGGATAGCAATTCGCCGCATCGCATACCTGTATATAAGAGTATTAGAATACCATAAGTATCAGTAGTATTAAGGCTCCATAATCGATTAATCTGTTGGCGTGTAAATGGCTTATGAGGATAAACGCTAACATCGTGGCCAAGATTAAGAAATGGGGTGTAATCTTTAATATCAATATCATTAACAATTGCATATTTAGATAGCAATGAAAGTAATGTGCGTACCTTCTTGGCAGATGCATAAGAAAGGCCGTTATCTCTCATGTTATCAATCACGCATTGCATATCAGAATATTTAATTAAGTTAATAGGAATATTAGCAATTGATTGAATGTGATCATAGGCAATGCGATATGATTCAATGGCTGACTTACTCACAATTCCAATGCGAGTAGGCAGCCATTTTTCATACAAACTTTTAAACGTTTTAACGCATGCACTTTGACGGTGCATACGGAGATACGCATTTCTTGGGTAGTGCTTAATGGTACTATTCATTGTTATATCCTTTCATTAATTAGGAGGTATATATGAATAATTATATCCACGTCCTTGATGCGGAAGGGAAACGCATCACATCAATTGTAGATAATATGTTAGTACCTATCGGTAAAGATGCTCTGCTTAAGCAAGCTAAAGAACAATATCCGAATGCAGCTCAATATATATATGGCGGGGATGACATGTTAGATGCCTTTCTCGATGGAAAAATTTATAAGAAAGGTATATTCGAAGATCCGCCAGCAGTTGAACACATTCCGACGAAGGAAGAAAAGATAAACGCCATAAAAGACGAATACGAACCACGTTTTAAGACACTAGAAGAGGCTCAACGCCGATTGCTACTAATGGGAAAACCTACTAACGCAATTAGTGCACAATATATCAAGTTGAATAGTGAAATGGTAGCACGAATTAAGGAGGTACAATAATATGCCTAAATATATCGGTGATAGTAAAGTTCCTGTTATGGAATTTTGTGAGTACTGCTGGGAAGTACTTAACGAAGATAGCACATGCCCTACAGATGGATGTATCCATAATGATCTAATGGACTTAGAAGCAGGTGAAGATAATGACACCAGTCAAGCATAACCTATCTGCTATCAAAGGTGAATTTATTACACTGACTATTGGATACAATGGGATAGTAGAGGCTGAGGATTTGTTTTCATGTGTAAGAAAGTTTGCCCAAGACGAACAGTATAGAGCTAAATTCAATATTGAAGTATCAAAGGATAATTTAACGGCCAATGAAAGCTGTAGAATTATCCTTTCTTTGGATACAAACGAGTTACATGCTGGTAGGTATGCGTGGGACTTATTCATATGGGCAGGTAGTAGACCTGTTAAATGTCTCGTTAAGGGGCAATTAACTATTCTTGAAGGTGTTAGTAACAGAGGTAAATAAAATGAGCGAAAATACTATTAATATTTATATGGGTGAAGAAGATAAAGTTAACGTTAAAGATGCTGCACAAATCATCAAATTACAAGGTCCGAAAGGGGACCCAGGTCCAAAAGGTGAAGACGGTATGCCAGGTCCTAAAGGCGAGCCATTACGTTTTGAGGAATTAACCGAAGCACAGAAAATGGAATTAAAGGGCGAAAAAGGTGACAAGGGCGAGCCAGGAACTCCAGGACCTAAAGGTGAACCTTTTAAATTTAGCGACTTTACTGCCGAACAGTTGGAATTATTAAAAGGACCGAAAGGTGATACTGGAGAACCTGGTCCGCAAGGAGATAATGTAAACCTTGAAACAGTCGCAAAGATTAAAAACTTATTATTGGATAATAATGTATTAGTGCATAGTGATAGCCTTGAAGGAATTATGCTTGAATACTTTGAAGGGCTTAAAACTGGAGCTCTGAACTTTACTTCCGATGAAACCCTATATGAGCCTGTCGTAAGTATAGATGGTGAAAAAGTAAATATTGTTTATTTTACTACTCTACCATTCCAAATTAACGACGGTAAAATCCAATACATGAATAGCCAAAATGTAGAAGTACCATTACCATCTACAGCAGGACCTATAACAATCAAATTCTACAATGCACGCATGAAGTTGATGTTTACCAAAACTGTTGAAGTCCTATAATCGACCTACTTAACTATCACACTTAGGAGGAGTGAATGGATATATTGAACGACATTATACTAATGCTGATTAGCGGTGTGTCACATGAGCATATTGTCAGTATGGGCGTTATCATCATATTAACGACTGTACTGCTATTCATTGACGCAGCGCAACGCATTACAGCGGAGGTGCTTAGGTACAACAAGGATAATCACAGGAACAATACGCCTATTACATTACTTACAACGCTCGCATGGTATGGATGGGGAAAGGGAAATTATGTAGATGCGACTACAGGGCTCAAACGTCGATACTTAATGAGTGAACGCTTACGATCCGATTTACTCACGAAGTTATGCGTTCAGTACCCAGCTTGGATGGTCTTATCGGTAGTATTTGAATCGCTACCGAATATCCCTATTCCAAATACGGACCTTTTCATCGACCATATCATATCCTTTATGTTCATGCTATTCCCGTTCTTCTCAGAATGTTGGTCAATTATTGAGAACTTACGAGAAATGGTTGAAGATGACCTCATCGACTTTAGAAAGGTATTCCAAGGCGTATTAGAGATTATCAGAGCCTGGAGGGGCAATGGATAAGTTAGCTATCATTAACCGCATCAAGCGGTCCTATCAGTCCATCCGAATAGCTGGCATACGGCCAACTGGTGTATTAGCAACGAGGACACTAGTCCTCGTCATGCTAGCACCTATTCTATTGGTAATAACTCAATATGTTATTTCATTTGTTAGCGGGTACGTATCTGACGAGGCGAATAAGCTGATTAATGTAGGGCTTAATATCATAGATCATATATTCATCCCTAGCGTATTAATGGCTGTTGTAGGTTTCTTAGGACTTTGGTTAGACAAAAATAATAATGGTATTCCTGATAAATTAGAAGAGGAGGATAAACGATGAAAGTATTTATTAATCCAGGACATGATATTAACTTAGATAGTGGTGCAGTCAATCCTGTACATGGTACTCGTGAGTGCGATGTAGCTCGTGATGCAGGCAAGATGTTGGCACGTTATCTTGAAACAGCAGGGTGTGAGGTTCGTACTCTGCAAGATGATGATTTAAGTCTCGTATGTGCTGAGTCCAATGAATGGGGAGCAGATATCTTCGTATCTCTTCACTGCAACGCATTCAATACACAGGCACGTGGCACTGAAACATTATACAAGTCTTTCAACGGGCAACGCTTAGCAGGCGACATCCAATCACAAATTATTCGCAGTATTGATACTGTAGACCGTGGTGTAAAGCAACGTACCGATTTGTGGGTATTAAATGGTACTGATGCAACTGCTGTATTAGTAGAAATGGCGTTCATTGATAATGAAGAAGATCATGCTATGTTATCTAATGATTTAGATACTATCGTTCGTGCCATTGCTAGGGGAATTACAGACTACGCAGGAGGGGTATAATGTATGACAAAATCAAAGTTTTATTTAATAGCCTTAGTTACCGCCATGCTGTTATCGGTGGTATTGTGCTCCTCTCCGTCTTTTGCTGCTGGTACATCTTCCATGAGCCAAGAGGAACCAACTATAACGATTCCCTTAACACAGTGGAACGAATTGAAAAGCAACAACGAGAAAGCCTTGAACTTAATCGAAGCGTCCAACGTTCCATTGACAGAAGCACAGAGCTTAGTCATGAAGCAAAAGGAAGAATTGAACGAAGCACACAAT